GACAAGCCTGAGTGATATCCCGTTTGCGGCGTGTTATTCAGATCGGTTGGCGACACTGGTATCAAAGCCACCGCTGGCAGAGATCGCCCAGCTGAACATTCAGCATTACAGCCTGCAAGCGCAGCTATTGCATTGCTTGGCTGTAGCAGCACACCCGTTGCTTGTGCTTCGTGGGTGGGACGATCAGGGTGACAACCTGGCCAATCTCAGCGTTGGTAACGCTTTGGCCATGCCGCCCGAAGGTGGTGTGGAATATGTGGAGCCTGCGTCTAGCGCCTTTGGTGCGCAGCAGGAAGAGCTGCGTTCGCTAGAAGAGCAGATGGCCAACCTCGGCGTCACGATCCTCGCGCGGCAGAAACAGGCGGCAGAGTCCGGTCTGTCCAAACAGCTAGACCGCGCTGATAGCAACAGCATGTTGGCCCGGCTTAGCCAAGAGCTAGAGCAGACCCTGCAAAAGGCCGTTGATTGGGCGGCCGAGTATGCGGGGCAGGAAGCGCCGATCGTGGTAATTGACCGCGACTTCAACGCTGATCCGATTGATGGCCAAGGTGCTCAGGCAATCAATGCACTGTTTACCTCTGGTTTGATTGATCAGCAGACTGCGCTGGAGCTGTTGCGTAAGGGTGAGTGGTTAGATGACGGCATGGATGTAGAGGAGATCATGGCCCAGTCTGAAGCCGATCAGCTGAAGGACATGGAGATGCAAGTAGAGCAAACTGCTGCGATGGCAGAGGCAGGTGCTGGCACGCCTGCCAACGATGCAGCTCAGTAGTGAGGGTATCTAATGAATGAGCAGCAGGCGTTTGCTGCTATCCGTAATGCCATCAGGCTTGAAAACCTGGGGCGTGATGTAGCAGCAAAGGTAACGCCTGAGCTGACGGCAATTTTCAAGCAGGTGCGTGAGCTGATAGGTGGTATGCCTGCTGAGGCAATCATGCGCGACAGTCATTATCGGCGCGTGTTAATGCAGTTGGCGCCGTTATTCCGTGGTGTCAACGACCGTTTGTATTTGGAATTGACTAATGCGTTACAAAAAGAGGTTGTAGAGCAAGCGCACTGGGCGCAATCGTTTTTGCGAATAGCGGAGTTAAACCCCGAACGGACTACTGGTGGAGTAACAACGATTCAAAACGCCCGGCTTCGGGTTAGCAGCTTGACACGTACAGCGACTGGCTATGGGGCAACGGTCAGTCAAATGCCTGTTGCCAGCCTTGGCCCAGCTACATTTGAGCTTGGGTCTGCGGTTACGCGGACGCAGCTTATGGCATTGGTTGACGAGACTGAAGTGCTAGGCAAGCGCCTAACACAGCTGTTTGGCCTAGAAGACTTTGCCGATAGCCCGTTTATTGGAACGCAGCTGAAGAGAATTGACCGCACTGTGAAGCAAGGGTTTTTGGCTGGAGAAACTAACGAACAGATTGCTCAGAACATCGGCAAGCTTGATCGCATTGCGACACGTGATGCGCGGGCAGTGGCGCGGACTGCTGTCATGGATATGAGCCAGCGTGCTCACGAACAGATGTGGGATGCGAATGCAGAGGTGATAGTGCTCTGGGAGTTTGATGCGACGTTTGATTATCGGGTTTGCCCGCAATGCTTTCCTTATGACGGCAAGCGTGCAAAAGATCGCGGTAATTTGCCATCGGTGCCGCGTCACCCCAACTGCCGTTGTCGTGTGCTGCCATTAACGGCTACATCATTGGCGCTGGAAAAGAAAGACATGAAAGATGGGATAACGATTAGCACGGTGCAGGTTGGCAAGCCATCGCATACGCGAGGGGACACAAAGCCAAGGGAGTACAAGACCAAGGCAAAAGTCAACGGCAAGCGCGTGCCTAAGTTTTCGCAGGATTATGAGGTGCCACGTGGCGAGCGCCCAACGATGGCGTTCTTTTTGACTAGAGCTAACAATGAGACGCGGCAAGCAGTATTGGGGGTTGAGAATGCAAAGCGGTTTGGGGCCATGCTCGAAAGCATGAATCCCGAGGATGCGCTGCGGGAGATCATTGCTCATCCATATCGGCGGCGTAAATAGACTGCTGCTACACGCATAGTGCTAGTGGCTGGCCTGATCGCATCTGCAGCAATCGTTTCAGGCGAGCTGATTCTCGGCCTCGATGATGGCAGCCTGATCAGGGTTGGCTACGTCCAAGGTCCGCAAGGCTTGCAGGGTATCCCTGGCCCTATTGGTGCCACGGGTAAGCCTGGTCAAGATGGCAACGGGTTGCTGCATGGCGCAGGCTTCCCAACGCCTGAGGATGGCAGGGACGGTGACTTCTATATCGACGTCACCAAGATGGCCGTGTTTGGCCCGAAGACTGGCGGCGTCTGGGGTAAGCCTGTCTACCTGCGCCCAGAAGATAACAACACTACTCAGCTAGGGAAGCCGATTTCTAGTAGCCCTGCGCAGCGGTCGTTTGCTGCTGCGATGGGTGGCGGCGGTAGCGGTTCGGCGCCTACAACGTCAGCCGCAACAGGTGGGCTAACGCCGATTCTGGATAACGAGCTGCCGCTGGCCAAGAACGTTACCAAGCTCGTGGCAGAGGATAAGGTAGGCGATGCAATGGTGGTTGACCTATGGGCGCAGGGTCCACAGGGCACGCTGTTTACTGAGGTTGCCATTAGCAAAGGCACTGGCACTGATAGTGGCTTCGCCGTGGTTTATGACATACGTATGGGAGCTGTGCCGCCAACGTTGACGTTTACGCCAGCCGTTTCTGCCACAGGTGCATTGCAGTTGATTATTAGCAGCGACGTGGACCTTTCAACGCTGCGCGGGCGCGTGATCTTCCTGTAAGACCATTAGGCAAAAGGTGAGCGCATGTGTAATCCCTAGACTTGAATGGCGGTTGGGGACGTGCCCGCCGCTGTTGAGGTTTTATGTCTGGTCAGCCGTTTAGGGTACGTTTTGGCCTAGACGCCGAAGGGCAGCTAGTTGAGGATATTGCGGATCCCAGGGCTATGCCTACGGGTGCGCAAGATGCGGTCAACCTGCGCACATTGCTGGCCCGCAGTGGCGTTAAGTTTGCAGCGCGAATTAGCAACCTTCCCACTCCCAGCGCCGCCGACCCTGCCGATCGTCCCATCTCGGGGCAGCCGTACCTAATCAAGTACGACTTGGCGGGGCAAGAGCTGAATCGCCTTGCCATTTGGGACGATAACGCCACCACCACCGGCCCTGTTGCTGAGGTTGATGTAATTGAGCCGGCAGCGGATGCTGCGATCATTGCCGCCAAGGCAGGTCAGCAAGACGGCGGCAAGCCCTTTGACGCTGGCGGCGGCACCGGCGCCATCTTGGTGCTTACCGCCATGAACGACGGCAGCATCAAAGGGGAGGTCACTACCGGAGGCACGGGATACGCCATCGGTGATTTCCTCGACTTCCCTGCCGGCAGCTTGGCGTGGGGCGCAGCAATGACGGGTAATACCCGCGTGGTGGTAACCCGCCTTGGCGGCCCTGCGCCGTTGGGTGGTTGGCGATATGTGGACGTTCACACCTGGTTAAAAGACACCCAGGCGGCGCTTGATCATGCCTATGGCATGGAGAAGGGGGACACCCAGATCACTACTGAGAAAGACCATGAAGAGCTAAAAGTATGGACCGGCACGGCATGGATAACCATTGCTAGCACAACGCAGATTAAGAGTTGGATTGCGTCTTTGAGCCTGTTTGAAGGCACGGTGACGCAGCCTTCTTCTACCCATATCCCCGGCACAATTACAACGTTTGCGTTGCCGGATCTTGAGTCTACGGATCCTGCCGAATTGGCAGATGCGTTAAGCAAGTCGGCACACTATTGGATTTGGCAAGGCTTAGCCGGTTACACAATGGGATCCGGTGATCCCAACGGTTTGGGGCGCGACTTAAGCGGCGCCGTCATGCAGGTGGGTGACTGGCTGCAGATTGCTAATCGCGGCACAACAGCAGCGCCAGATTTGCGTTGGGTGCATATCGGCGGCGACCTGTTGGCCCGCTCTAGGGCTGATGTGCTTTACGGCTTGAAGGCGTGGGTTGCAGGCAACTACGAAAAGGGCAGCCTGGTCAACTTCAAAGGCGCCCTTTACCGCGCTACCGCCAACGTCATTACTGCTGATACTGAACCGGGCACGGTCTTCAAGGCTGCGGTGCCGGCTGGTCCTGGTGGTGTGCCACCTGCGCAGCCTGAGGTAAAAGCAGCGCCGTGGGAATTGATCCCGCTGACCGCTGGCGTCCACAACGTCCCCACCGATAGCGATCTACCGGCAACAGCACCGGCTGAGGACGTTTACCTTGTGCTGAATAGCACCAAGGCTGGCAGTAAGCCTGGTCTGTTCAGCTACGACCCAGGCACCACCGCTTGGGTGCAACTTGGCGGCGGCGACCAAGGCAAGACCCTGGACCTCAGCGCCGGCAATGAATTGCGCTCAGTTGGTGTGCCCGTTGGCAGCATCATGATGTGGATGTTTGGGGCGCCGCCGCCGGGTTGGTTGCTCTGTGACGGCTCCACTTTCACCGCCGCCGAGTTCCCCGAGTTGGCACTGATGATCCCCGGCCTCAAGCTGCCTGATCTGCGCGGTGCCTACTTACGTGGCGCAGGCTTAAACGGGGCACTGGGCTGGGGTGATGCAGCCAACCTTCCAGGCAATCACCAAGAGGACAGTACCGCCAAGCCTAAGGTTGCCTTCTACACCAACGTTGATGGAGAGCACTCTCACACTTATAAATCAGGTTGGGGGAGCACTCAGGGGATCAAGGGCGGCACTTTCGGAGCTGGCGAAATTGGCTTTATCGGAACGACTAATACAACCAATGTGTACGGCGCTCACTATCACCGCGTTGACAACGGCGGCGACCCAGAGACGAGGCCCAAGTCGATATTTACAGACTTCATCATTAAAGCTTTTGACCAATCTGTCACTCTCGTCTTCTGAGGAACTGAATCATGTCTGATCGTCGTCTCATTGTTGGCGAGTTTGATCCTGGTGATCCCGACAACGGCAAGCTTTTTGCTATTGATCCTGTTGATGCCAAGGGGATTCCGATCCCCACGTTTGATGTAGGCACTGCCAAGCCCACTATCGGCACCCTCAAAGGGCAGGCGTACTTTGACAGCCTGCAAAAGCAAGGCTTTGTTTGGGACGGCACGGATTGGCGCAGCATCGCGCCCAATCCAATTCTTAGTTACCCGGACGAAGCGAAGCTGCTAGCGGACACTACAGCGATTACGGGTTCTTACGGCACCGCAGGTGACACGGGCTCGCTATTTATCAAGTCCGCTGCGGGCTGGCGGCAAGTCGGCATCAAGCAGTACAAGACAGCAGTTGATTTACTTGCTGATCCTGCTGTTGTCGGCTCGATTGGTGAGGTCATTGACGAAAACAGCCTGTGGGAGCGAACTGCAACAGGTTGGCGGGTGCTCATTGTCCGCGAGATGGCGGATACCGCTGCAATTCGTGCATGGACAAATGCTTCCCCTGGCGCATCCGTCGGTGATCGTGCGTTGGACTTGGCGCATGGGGTGATTTACGTCCGCACTAGCACGGGCTGGCGGCCTAACTCAGTCTGGTCCGCCACCGAAGCCGCAATCCGCGCTGCTACCTGGGCCATTGATGGGCAGGAGGCTATTGCTACGGATACCGGCCGAACGTTTACCCATCTGAGTGGTGCATGGATCGAGGAGCCGATTGCACATTTCAGGACGGAAGCCATGCTTCTGGCGGCTACGCCAGCTAACGGCATGTTGGCTTGGGCGGATGACACCAACGTGGTATTCCTGCGGGCTGCTGGGCTGTGGAAACGGCTGCAGGGTCCGCAGATCACTGTGGGCGACACCGAACCCGCTGCTGGCAGTGCCACTGCAGGTGACGAATGGTTCAAGCCCGCGGCTAAAGCCCTCACCGGCCCCCAGCTGCATGTGCATGACGGCACCAAATGGGAACCTGCCGTAAACCCAGGCGACCTGTGGGCAGTAGGCAGCATCCAGCAGTCACTGCTTACTGAGGCGCAGTTTCGTACTGCCATGGGGCCAGACGGTGCCAAACGGTGGGTGTTGGCTGATGGCCGTAGCGTGGCTGGTTCCGCTTACGCCGCCCTCACTGGATCAAACAACGTACCCGACATGCGTGGTGCGTTCTTCCGCGCCGCTGGCCAGAACCAGAACGGATCAGCAGCGTGGAATGGCAAGGCTGTTGGGACGTACCACGACTTCACAACCGGCAGGCCGCAGACGGCGTTCACCACTAGTGATCCTGGCAACCACACGCACACCTTCAACGACCCGCTTAGTGACAACACCGGGGCGGGTGGCAATAGGGGTATCTCCGGCGCAGGGTGGGGCGCGAACGAGTCATACCTACACGCAAAGCGTGGCGTGGCGACGGGAGATAGCGGTGCCCACACTCACACTATCAACGGTGGCGGTGATGCTGAAACAGCGCCATCGCATTTCAGCCTCTCAACTTTCATCAAAATCAACTGAGGATGCAGACTCCTCGGTGGCTGGTGGCATCGGTGGTGGGCGTCGTTGCTACCACCGCCTTCTTGGCGGTCGGCTGGGTCGGGGTCTGCACGTTCATCACCGGCCCCCAGATTTTTAAGGCTGCCATTGAGGGCAAGATTCAAGAGGAGCCCAAGGTCTGCGAGAACGTCGAGGACCGCGCCATCCAGATCCTCACCGGGTTGCTGGCCACGTTGCTCGGCCTCATGAGTACCCCGCCGGGCAAGGGCTAATGCCAATAGTCGGTATCTCTACTGCTACGTATGGGATAATGGTGGTGAGGCAGGGGTGCAACCCTCCTCACCCGGATCACTGAGTCACCAGCGACCATGGCAACCGTAATTGAGCGCCGCTTCTACGTCTACGCCTACCTGCGGACAGACGGCACTCCGTACTACATCGGCAAAGGCACAGGCAATCGCGCCTGGAACAAGCACAGGCGTGGCTCATGGTGGTGGTGCCCGCCTGCTGCAGCTCAGATCAAAGTGTTGTGCGCCTCCTTAGGTGAGAAAGAGGCATTTGAATGGGAGGCGGCTCTAATTAGCCTTTTGGGCAGAAAGGACAATGGCACTGGCTGCCTGATGAATTTGTCTGATGGCGGCGAGGGGCAGTCTGGCTATTCCCATTCCTTGCTGACAAAAGCAAAATTGTCGTCAGCGGCAAAGGGCCGCGCCCCGCGACCAGTAAGCGACGAGACAAGGAAGAAGATATCTGATGCAAATAAGGGGAAGTCAAAGCCTCCCGAGCAAATAGCCAAGATGAGGCTTTGCTTGACTGGCAAAAAACAGCCCGCTGAGGTCTCTGCAAAACGGGGGCAAGCACTGGCCGCAAAAGCAGCCAGCAAATATGGGGTCAACGTGGCTGATTGGGTCGCAATGACTCCTGCAGAGAAAGAAGCTGTGCGCCGTGCTGCGGTCGTTTCCACTAGGGCAAGACTTGCCGCAGAGAAGTATGGATATGCGATTGACGACTGGATCAAATTACCCGCTTCGCAACGACGGTTAATTGGGCAAAGAAGAGCCATGTCTAATATGGTTGCGTAACCCTATGGCTGTTGAATGACAGAAGAGCTAACAGGAGCGGCCGTGCCCTCCTCCACTGAGCCCGTGGCCGGTGGTGTTATCTCGCCTGACTTGCTTAACAAGCCTGTCCGCCCAGAAGATTTCCAACAAGGTTCTTCTGATGCGGAGTTGCTGCGAACCAAGGTCAACCTCGAAAAGCAGCACCGCAAAAACGCGGAGAAACAGGCGGAAGAGGCTCGCCAGGCCATGCAACAGCTCAAGCAAGAGCTAGAGCAGCTGAAGGCCATTCAGCAGTCTGCGGCGCAGAAGTCCCTAGAGGATCAAGGCCAATTCAGGGATCTCTGGGAACAGGCCAAGCGGTCAGTCTCTGATCGTGACGCCCAAATCCTGGAGCTAAAAGCGCAACTGGAGTCCGTGACCCAGAACGCTCAACAGGAACGACTCAAGGCTGCTGCTACCGCGCAGATCAGCCAGGCAAATGCGGTAAACCCGACGCAGCTTTACCAGCTGCTTCAGCCGCAGTTGCGGATGGACGACGAGGGGAATCCAGCTGTGCTTTCCGGGGGCGTTGAGCAACCGCTGGGTGACTACATCGCTAACCTCCGTCAATCGCCTGACTGGCAGCACCATTTCGGTGCTAGCGGTGCAAGAGGCATGGGTAGCGCTCCTGTTTCAAGCGTTGCGCCTGGCATGGATAACCCCTATCGCAGCGGCAATCTGACCGCCGCGTTGTCGTTAGAAGTGTCGAATCCTGAGCTGGCCCGAGCACTCAAGGCTGAAGCGTTACGCGGGTGACCCACGGTAACCCCAACAATTAAAAGGCAATGGCAGGCCCTTTTCAGAACTATCAAAATCAGGTGGGTACAAACACCCTCCTGACTGCGCCTTATGGTGCAACCCGCATTACTGACCTGATTACTGTTCCCGCTTTTGCCTCTTATGTGGCAGAAGCGATTTATGAGCAGTCTGCGCTGATTCGCTCTGGCGCTGTTGTACGTAACGCAGCTCTGGACGCTCGCGCTGGCGGCGTGAAAGTGGAAGTGCCTACATGGCGCCCCATTGATCCCCAAGAGTCCGTCATTGACGACTCCAACACCTGGGGTGGTGGTGGCGGCCAAGCTGGCCAGGGCTACCTCGTGCCTCAGCGTGTGACCGCCGGCAAGCAAATTGCCCCGATCATGCATCGTGGCTTTGCTTATTCCGCCTCGGATCTCAGCCGCCTCTCTAGCGGTGAAGATGCACTGGGCTTCATGCGCACTCAGCTTGCTGATGCCATTAACAAGCTCAAGGAAGTAACCCTCTTCAGTCAGCTGAAGGGTCTCTTCGGCGCAACTGGCGGTACTGGCGCTCTGATCGCCAACTCCACCGATGTTGCGGCTGACGCTGCTCCTGCAGCACTGAAAGCCGAGAACTTCCTGTCTGCTGCTAGCGCTATCGCAGCCAAGGCCAAGCTTGGCGAGCGTGCAGGTGCTCTGGATATCATCGCCATGCCTTCGGCGGTGTACTTCTACCTTCAGCAAACCGGGATGCTGACCTTCAGTTCTGATTCGCTCAGCACTGGTGGTGGTATCAAGTGGGGCGGCGGTGGCGTCGGCGTTACTAACGACGCCGTGGCTTACTTCGCCGGTATGCGCGTGATCGTCACCGACAACATTGTCGGTGAAGGTTTTGATGCTACCCCGACTGCTGGTAACGCTCTGAAGTACCCCGTGTACATGTTCAGCAGCGGTGCTGTCATGGAAGGTGTGCAGCAAGAGCTGACGATTGAAGCCGATCGTTCGATCTTGTCGCTCCAGGATGTCGTGGCCGTGCATCAGCACTACGGTTACCACGTTGCCGGTACTAGCTACACCGGCGCTGATAACCCCAGCAACACCGTACTGGCTACCCCTGGCAACTGGAGCCTGATTTACACCAAGCACCAAATGGTGCCTGTGGTGCGTCTGTTCGTGAACAGCCCCTTCGGAAGCGTGAGCTGAACCAGACTGTCTCTGGAATGTTCGAGGGGGCGCAAGCCCCCTTTTTTATTGCTCAGCCGTTGACCTGCATGGCAGCCATTACCCGCTGCAGATCGAGGGGGATAGCAGACTCAGTTGTTTGCGGAGAGGCGTTGGCGACTTCAGGCGCATCGGCCATGTCAGTAGTGTCCTGCACTTCAGGCTCGACGTGCTTTTCCTCGTGGGTGGTTTTCTTGCTAGCCATGGGGGAGTAACAGACTCAGCCTCAGTTTGGCGAGACCTACGATGGGGTAACTGCCGAGGCAGGATGATGGGCTGCGTCAGGTTGTACCTAGATGTACGGGACGATGTGCCGCACCATATGCGGCCGGAGTCGTATATCCCGGTGATTGATTGCAACCCTGAGCAGGCCCGTGATCTGAAACGCCGTTTGCAACGGCAGGGTTACACCGTCCTAGCTGTGCCCCTCTGATGGCTCTTCCAATTATTGACCGCGGCATGGCGGACAATTACTTCCAGTACACGCCACGCGAGCCGAAGTGGACGCCGATTGATGATGCGACCAAGGATCTGCTGCTGAATGAAGCGCAGACCTGGCTAAAGCAGCTGTGCTGGGACGAGAAGGCGACCTGCTGCGATAACGACTTTGAAGAGTCGTATACCCGTGCCGTAAGCGAGCTGGCACTGGCGTTGAATGCTTCGCCGGATGCGCTGATCCCATCTGGTGCCGCAAGTGCGTCTGCTGGGCAGGTCAAGCGGCAGAAGCTCGGTGATCTGGAAATTGAATACCAAGCGCCGACTGCTGGGGCAACGGTGCAGACGGGGCGGTTTGGCGTGAATGCTCCTGTGGTACTGCAGAAGTTCCCTTGGCTGTGGGATGTCGTGGGCTGCTGGTTGAAAGTGCAGACGGGTTCGTCGCGGGTACTACATCGTGAATGCGTGCAGACCGCTAACGGCTGGAGGTACTGGTAGTGGATATTGATGCGGCCTTTCTGCCAGTTGCTGTTGAGCTGATAGACCGTGTGTTCCCGACTGATGTGGTGTACCACCGGTTAGTGTCGAGCACTTATGACCCGCCAACCGGCAACGTAGTCCCGGTGATCACGGATCATGCCATCAAGGCTGGTGTGCTTAGCCGCGGGCGTGTTGAAGCTGGTGGACCAAATGAGGTATACGAGCTGGTGCTGTGGGTGCATCACGACAGCAGCGGCTTGCAGTTCCTGCCCAAAACTGGTGACACCGTGACTTACGACAGCACGGTGTGGAAGGTCAATGAGGTAATTCCGACCTATAGCAGCAAGCACCTGATCGCTAGCAAGCTGAAGGTGAGGGCAAGCTAATGCCGCGTTTTACTAACCCAGATGACCTCAAGCGTCACCTGAAGAAAGCAATGGATGCCTACACCGCTGAGGTGTTGATCACCGTGCAGGCAGAACTGGGTAGCACCAAAGTATCGCCAGTGGATACTGGCCGCCTGCGTAGCTCATGGTTTGCTGCTGAATCAGAACCCAGCAACGCTGTGGCAGCAGAGACTGCTGATGAACCCAACATGGACGCAAGGGGCCTGCGTGTGGATAGCAGGAAGGAATACCATCTCACCAATAACCTTGAGTATGCGCAATCGGCTGCAGTGGAGGGCAACGTGGTGAGCAAGCCGCGCACGTGGTTTCATGATTTCCGCAATCAGCGCATCCCCAAGATTCAACAGGTAGCAGCTGAAGTGATTCGCCGGGAGTTTGATCTATGAGCTACCAGCCAGTCCGTGGGTTCTTTGAGTTGCTGACTCGAAACGTTCTAACTGCGCACAATGTTTTAGAAGAGCACGTCTATTTTCATAATTTTGGCGAAACGCCAACTCCTGCGAACGTGAACTACGCAGTCGTGAGCTTGTCATTTGTGGACACCATTGAGGACGTGATTGGGTGCGAGGGAATGGAGCGGCTGCGCGGGACGTTGCTATGTAGCGTTTATACGCCAAAAGACAAAGGACCAAGGACAGGTGAAGACATCTGCTTGGAAGTTGTCAAAGAATGGAATCAACTCAACATTCGGAGCCATGCAACACCAAAGCCGACGCCCGGCGTAAAGAATCCAACTGCTCACAACATTTCAGGTCCTACTGCTATAGCTCCGGATCAGCGCCCGCATTACGTCACTACGGTCTCGTGCAGTTGGGCCGCTACCGCTGCGTAGACTTGGCAAAGCCTGAGCCCCCGCAGGTAACAGACGCCCCCGCCTGTTCTTTACTTGAGGTTCTCAAGTGCCCGTATCTTGCAATACGACCGCCCTCACGGGATCTGACGGTCTGATCACCTTTAAGCCTGCTGGTGTGCAGTTCTGCCTGCAGGACGCCACCGACTTCCCCGCTGGCAAACAGATCACTGTTCCCGGCAACCACGACTACCAGCTAGGTGATCCGGTGGTGTTTACTACCGAGGGTGCCGGTGTCATCGACCCCAAGCTGACCGCCAACACCACCTACTACGTGGTGGACAAGACCAAGACCGCCATCTCGGTGTCTGCTATCAAAGGCGGCACTCC